ATATTGATAGAACTGATAATGATGTTTTTTGGTTCTGTTATGAAACAAAAGAAAATACCATTAGAGTATCTTTGTGTGGTGGTAGTCACATCAATCGTGGTACATGGTATAGGATTAGTGAAATTAAGATTGTGGATAACTTGTTAACAACCGAAACAAAATAACCCCTTATCTTTGTATTATGAAAATGACAGACACAATTTGGTTAGTATCAGAAATCTCCGCTTTTCTTGGGGAAGGACTTGCAACATCTCAAAAGAATCTTTTTGTATGGGTTACAGACAAAGCAGAGATTGTTTTGGACACAGATAAAAAAGAAATTAGATTTGTTGATTGTGAATTAGACATGAAGACCTATTTCGCAATCGTTGGACTTGCGTCTTCAAGAGGTTTAACCACAGGGGATTATTTCACTGAAAAATAATTGAATCATGAAAAATAAAATAACCATCACCGACAACTTACTAATCAACACTATTATGATTGTTGATTTGAAAACCAACAACGTTTTCCATTCTCAGCATCTAAACACGACAATCCGTGAATACATTGATTGTTGTGATTTGAAATTTCTTTTTGATGAACAACCCAAATTACCACACATTCTCAATAAGACATTGTCCTATGAGTTGGATTCAAGTGGAGTTACATCAAAGGGATACAAATACCAAGCATCAGCATACTCATACAAGGGTCCTGATATGATGATTTTATTGAGTGTGATTGAAGGTATTGAAAGTGAAATTGGTAGTGATGTGTATAACTTGTATGTGACAGAAATGAACTGATAAAAGAACGTGATGTGTCCAAAGGGGGAAGAGAAATCTTCCCTTTTTTTTTGTTAAAAATTTGATTCAACTATTTCTGTTTCTTATATTTTAACTATGGGACAAACGAAAAGAAACTACGAACAGATGATGATGGATGAGTTGTTAAGACACTATCCAGGAGATGAACAATTTGATGAAGATTATCAATATGAACTTTACAGACACAGACAAGAAGAAGAGATGGAGAGACTGTATTATGAAGAACAATTATCAGACAAATATTAAAAATGGAAATATGAAAAACTACGAAGAAAAAAAACAGGAACTGATTGTAAGACAATCACAAATCAATTCAACCATTGAATACTTCAAGTTGATTGGTAAAAAACCAAACATTAGTGATATCTTTAAAATTTCTACCATGATGGCAAGGTACGTTCACAATGGTTACTCAAAAGAATTGGAAGAGTCCTTCATGAAAATGGACGAACACATTAACACAATTAAATAAGATAAAATATGAATCCATTAGAAAAAGAAGAAGTATATCTGTTTGGACAGATTGTTAGTGAACCCGTAATGATTTGGAAGGATTATACGGACGGAAAAATGTTAACAGGATGGAATTGTAGGTTACACACCAATTCGTCCATTACAGGTGAAAATACGGTGGTTGACGTTCAATTGGTGTATGACCTTATCAAATGGGATGTTGTAAGATTAAACTCGTTTGTTAAGTTATCAATACAACAAGAACAGGTTAGTAAGTTAACACCAACAGGTAAAATCTTGAAATGTAATGTGGTTATAAGAAAATAAAAACATAACCTGAATGGAGAGTATAATTGCTTTATTCAGGTTTTTAACTATCGTTGTAAACAAAAAAAAGATTAAGAAGGGTCAACAGATTGTGACCGAACTACAAAAGATTTGTGGAAGGGTCAGGTAATTATTCACCTGACCTACGTCCCCCATACCACCAGGGTATTGAACATTCCAAAACAGTTCCACCACGAATACCATAGTTACCCAAAATTTGGTTACCACCAGGTAATGTAATTGGAGTTTTGAAAGCACCCTGAAACTCAGGAATCAATTGTCCGTTGTTTGTCGTTAATGTGTATTGTGGATACCATTGGTTATTAAACACCAAGTGTCTACGAAGAAGATTGTCATTGAATTGAGCGTTATCCCTTGCATTGTTCTTAAGGTATTGTAACGTCTTAAGGTCAATAGGATTTGATTGTTCTGACCTGAACTGTTGTAAACCAACGTTAACGAACTTGATATAAAAGTTGTCCAAACAAATGTAATAACTATAACTAATCAACATCGGTCTAATAAAGTTCCTAATCAGTTCTTTATATCTAACATATTCAGGGTCAATAATTTGATTGGTCTCCACCAAATCCAAAATAAATTCGTACAAATTCGTGCCCAATGTCTCCTGCAGGAAAATTGTTTGCGACTGAAGAATCCCGAAGCGTAGCTCGGAAACGTCAACATTCTCCGTAATGGGAGTGTTATTTTTTAGCTCTTGTTCTGAAATTAGTAATACGTTATAGTTCATCTTTAATAATTTGGTTTTGTTCTATTTCTAAGGTTATTTCTTGATTGGGGTAAATCAACTGAATTAGAGGTCTCAGTTCACGGATAATAAAGTCCTGCATTGGGATTATCGTCTGATTCATAAATAGTTGATAAGCTGTTTTTAATTGGTCAGCTTGAGATGAAAACCCTGTTGGTGATGGTAATCCAATTAAACTTGGGTCAACGATTTGGTGTCCTGATAAAATGTTTTCACGAACCAATGCGAATATCTCTGCGTATCCACCTGTTTGCATTGTTGGGGTAATCTGTTCAATCTTCGGTGCTGTTTCTCCGTAGGACACTATAATACGTCCTGCGTTATGTGCTCCCCTGTAACGGTCTTCTAATCTACGTAAGATTTCTTCCTGTTCATTTTGTGAGTCAGGTGCATCCATAGGGAAGTGTACGAACATTGATGGAGATGCTCCATTGAGGATGTTACTAAGATTAAATGCAGATATAGCGTGTGATAATCTAATATCCAACATTGAACTCAAATATGTCGGTACACCATAAAATCTATAACCAGGTTGATATTGACGGATATGAACAATCTGACGTGACTCAAAATTTTTGGGGTCAAATTCATGGAACTCAATAACCCCCACATTTTTTTGTCTGTAGTTAGCCCAGTCTTCACAATACAACCACTTGTTGGAACGAATCTCACCTACTTCAGGTGCTCCTGCTCTCATATACTTTGAAGGTATTACGTGAAAACCTGCAATCCCATCTTTCCTGTCGTTCTTCCATAAAATTTCAAGGAACAAATTTCCACTCACCAAAAACTCCCAAAAGATTTGTTTGTTGATGTCATTTAGAGATTCCTTTGAATTGATTTGGTAATCAACTTTGAACCCTCTACCTGATAGGTTATCAACTTTACTTGAAATACAAGCTTTATGAATTGGTGAGAAATCCACATAGTCCAACCATCTTTCAATCTCCATGTTATCTAAGCCCCAACGGACAAAGAAATCCCCCCTGTTTATTTTTTCAATAAATCTTGTTGAGGTATCAATGTCTCCAAATTGTAATGTATCTAATTTAATCATATTTAAGGTGTGTTATCAACGTTGTATATGATAAATATATCATCTCCCGACTCATAAGTAACGGGTTCATTTTGATTTGTTCCTACAACGTTTACTATTGTTTCATTAACCACATCGTGGGATAACGAAGGATTTAGGTTTGTAGAGGATACCTGTTCGTAAATTTTCAAGTAATACTCTCCAGGGTATAGGTCCACAACACATAAACCACACGATGTATTCCCTGTTAAATGTTCTGTTGTGGTAGCAGATACGGTTATACAAAAAAGGTCATAACCAGGTGTATAATCAGTCAGGGGAATAATACGATAAGGAATAAACCTCCATTGTTTTCCACTCAACTTATGTTGCATGCTCCAAAGGTAAGTCGGATTGGATAACGACTTATTTCTTGATGCTACAACAGCTGCTTGATTTAATTGACCTTGATATAGGTATACCATCTTTTGTTATTTTTTTTTATGAATAGTTATGTCTTCTATTTCCGTAAATCACACTACCAAATACCTCAAATACAAAGATGTCTGTTACATTGTTTCCAGGGTCTTTAATTCCACCCTCAAATAAGAAGGTATAACCACCTGTAGCAGTCCAAGTGATAGTGTGGTTTCCGTTAGTTTGTGTTTTAATCATAAATGAAGCACCATCTCTAACATTTGTAATATTGATTGTAGATGTTCCTGTAATGTAAAATTGTGATTTAGCACCATTATCCAAATTACAAGTAAAGGTTGTTCCTGATGATACTGGTTGAACTCTTGTTGAAGGGGTCCTTAATACTTGTAAATTATTTACATAAGCACAATCATTTATATTAGCATCAGTATAACCTGATAATCCTATTAAAGTTGCTCCACTTGTATTTCCACTAATGTAATTTAATCTACCACCAATTATATTATTAAATCCACCACTACCATTATTAGTTCTAATATCACTATCGCTTGCTCCAAAAATGTTATTATATGATGTATTAGTAATAATTGTTTGATTACGACCACCTACGATTGAACTATACTGACTATTTCTAATAAGTTGAATACCCCCTAATGTTGTTCCATAACTCGCTTCACTTGATATAGCATTACCAATCGCAACACTTTCACCACCTGTAGCCGCAGCATATTTTCCAATAGCCACAGACCTAAAACCACCAGAATTACTTTCAACACCACCACAGAAACTATCTGTTCCACCTGCCGATGAAGCATAACCTATAACGCAGGCTTGGTTTCCATTTGCGGTGTTTGATACCCCAAGTGCCATAGCACCACCAGCGGTTGCTCTACAATTCCAACCAAGAGCCAAAGCGAAATTGGCGGACGCTTCAGTATTAGAACTACCTATT